CTTATGGTTAGCTGATGAGGCTGAGCTGAGCGCTGAGAGCAGAGAACTCTATACCCACATTGAAAAAACACTAATAGCAGCATTGAGTGAACATTATGAGCAGGAACAAAAAAACATCAGAGGTGATCGAGATAATACTAATGAACCTCAGGCAGGGCATGACTAGAGATATAGCATGCACTCAAGCTGGCATTGCGCGCCAAACTCTGCACAGGTGGTGTGATGAGGATGCTGAGCTAGCTGATGAGGTTGAGGCTGCTATTGATGTGAGCAAGGCTGTGCTACTCAATGAGATAAAAACATTAGGTGAGGCTAGGCAAGATTGGCGCGCAGCTGCTTGGCTGCTTGAGCGCAGATGGCCTCAAGAGTTTGGGGCCAAGCGTGATGTAGATGTGACGATAAACAAGAGTGATGGCTCTGATGTGGTGGTGAGTATGGTAGCACAGGCTCAACAGCTCATTGCTGAGCAGAGTGCTATTGATGAGGAGTCTGATGAGTGAGATCAATCTCAATGAGCTGCAGCGCTCGATCATTGCACGCATCATCAGACAAGATGAGGTAATCTCTGCGCGCTGTGGATGGGGTAGCGGTAAAACATCAGCGCTTGTGTTTGCCCTATTGATGGTGAGCAAATGGCGCAGGGGGTGCTCAAGCCTGCTCATCACAGACACCACGCCACGCTACTCATCAGTGTTAATGCCTGAGATTAGTAAATGGTTGGAGCCATTAGGATGGGAATATAACCACACTCTAAGATTATGGACAGATACGCACACAGGCTCATCAGTGTGGTGTCGCTCATATTATCGACCTGGTACTAGAGAGGCCACGCATAACCCATTGGAGGGCCTCAACATTACAAGCGGTGTGTGCCTCATCGATGAATGCCAGACCCTCACAGCAGAGGTGGCACACAAAGCCTTAGGGCGCTTGAGGGCAGGCCCCTCACCTATCCTCATCTTGGTAGGCCTACCTGTGGCAGATGCATGGTGGTGCTCGATGGCTGAGCAGGCAGGCTATGACCCTCTATTGTTCACCTCATATGTAAATCAAGCGAACCTATCAGAGGCATGGTTTGAGGCTACTAAACTGCTGCCACAATCTGAGCGTGAGGCTATGGTGATGAATAGACCTGCACCTCCCACAGGCCTCATCTATTCTGAGTTTACTGAGTCGCATGTAATTGAAGGCTGGCAATACAATGAGAGCATGACTGCGCGCATTGCCATAGATTGGGGGTTTAGAAAACCCTCTGTTTTAATTATGGCCTATGATGAGAGGCTGCAGGCCTCAGTGATCTGCCATGAGATCAACCCTGCTGAGGTCACTACATCACAGCTAGCTGAGATGATTCTCAGCATAGCATGGCCACGCTCACTGCAAGGACAGGCACCAGGGCCACGCATATGGCTAGATGATGGGGTGGCAGATAAGGCAGGCAAAGCGCGCAATGATCAAACAGGGGCCTCAGCATTTAGAGCCATGAGAGCACCACCACCTGCAGGGCTAGGCATGCCACTACGCAACACATCAGACCCCATCAGAGTAGATATCCTCAATGGCATCCAACGCCTTAAACGCGCTTTCTCATCTAGGCGTTATCTGATCACTGCTGAGGTGTGGCAACGTGGTGAGCGTGCCAGAGGTAACAGCCTCAGAAAAGCTCTGCTCAGTTATTCATGGGATAATGACGAGAAACCTAAAAAGGATGGGCGTGAGGATCCTCTAGACGCGCTCAGATATGACTGCATTATGTTTAACTGGCATGACACTATTATAGACTCAAAACATTATCAGCCTAGATTAAAGCGCAACGGGGGCAGCAGGCGTGTGCAAGTGGGCAGTTCAAGTAGGAGAACATTTTGATTATTCATGGTGATAGCATTGAGAAGCTCAGAGAGCTTGAGTCTAATAGTATCGAGGCCCTTGTTACAGATCCACCTTATGGGCTAGGTGATACCTCACCCACAGCTGTGGCTGAGTGCCTTAATGCTTGGCTCAGTGGCTCAACTCATAACGCGAAAGGCACAGGCTTTATGGGTAAAGCATGGGATAAATGGGTGCCTGATCCTGCGCTATGGCGTGAGGTTTATAGAGTGTTAAAGCCAGGCGCTCATGGGCTTGTTTTTAGTGGCTCACGCACTGAGGACTTAATGAGCATTTCGCTGAGGCTGAGCGGCTTTGAGGTGAGAGATAGGCTAGTGTGGCTTTATGGCAGTGGATTCCCAAAGTCTCATAATGTGGCCTTAAGCATTGATAAATATGAACCTAAAGAAGCAGCATCACAAAAATGGCAGGGATGGGGTACAGCTCTTAAGCCTGCTTATGAGCCTATTATTTTAATCAGAAAACCTTTAGAGGGCACTGTAGCTCAGAATACTTTAAGCCATGGCTGTGGTGCTATTAATATAGATTCATGCAGAATTGATACTTCAGATGATCTAGGACGTATGAACAAAATTGATGGTGGTATGTTTGCAGTTGGCAATGGGGCAAGCAGCGCATATTTGAGAAAGCAGGCAGGGCTTGAGCAGTTGGGCAGATGGCCTGCAAACGTCATGCTTGATGAGGTTGCTGCTGATATGCTGAAAGGGGCTGATAGATTCTTCTATACCACTAAGGCTAGTAAGAAAGAACGTGAAGCAGGCTTGGAGGGGCTCACTAAAGTGAGCAGCAGTGAGATTACAGGTAGAAAAGAGGGCTCAGCAGGATTAGTGATGTTGCATGAAAATGGCATGAAAAAAGCTAATCCCTACGCAGGCACAAGTGGCGCACAGCCAAGGGCAAACACACACCCCACTGTAAAGCCCATTGATCTCATGCGCTATCTCTGCAGGCTCATCACCCCACCTGATGGAACTGTGCTTGATCCATTTGCAGGATCAGGCACAACACTCTGCGCAGCTGCGCTTGAGGGGTTCAATATGCTAGGCATTGAGCGTGAGCTTGAGTATGTTGAAATTGCGCAGGCAAGGTTGGCTCATTGGTCAGGTGGTGCATATGAACCCTCAACACCTACAAACAAGAAACCCACAATCAAAGCAGGTGATCAGCTCAGCCTGTTCTGAGGTGAGTGATGCAATACACTGAGCGCTATCTCACTATAGTATTACTCGATCTTATAGGCAGCACAGCATTTGTGCAGAGAGCAGGAGCTCTGCAGGGTGCAAAATGGCTGCAGTATCATGACAGATTAGCACGCTCATTAGTTTACAAATTTGATGGTAGAGAAATAGATAGATCTGATGGCTTTTTGCTGAGCTTTGAGAGGCCTGTAGATGCTGTTAATTTTGCCCTCATCTATCAGCAGAGCATACCTGAGAAAACCAAACTACATGCGCGCATTGGTGTGCATTATGGCGTGATAGTGGAGGTGCAGCAGGATGAGCTGAGTGTGATGGCAGGTGCTAAAAGCATTGAGCTTGAGGGCATAGCTAAAAACATTGCAGCACGCACAATGAGCCTATGTGGCGCAGGGCAGGTACTTCTCACAGCTGAGGCCATGAGGGCTGTTAAAGGGCGTACTAATAATTTTACACCTAAGGGCACACGCTATGCGTTAGCAGGTGAATATAGATTTAAGGGTGTGCGTGAGCCTCAGCTTATCTATACTGTAGGGGCTACCATTGAATCACTACAGCCACCACCATCATCTGAGAAGGTGAAGCGCTTAGCAGGCCCTAAAAAAATTAGATCACGCTTGAGAGATCGAGCATTGAGAGAATGGCTATGGTGGTTTACTAAAAACCTAGCTCTGATCATCCTTGCATGGTGGATCAGTATATTAGCCCCCATTATTATTGATCCTCATGCTAGGTTAATGAATGGCCTAACATGGCTAGACCCTATCATTTACATCATCATAGAGATATTGCCAGAGCTACCATGAGCGACAAACAGCCAAAGCCACAGATGCAGAGCCATAAAGAATTCACGCAAACAGAGAAAGCGCGCAGGGGGTGGTGGTTTAGTGTGGTATTTCTATGCATGGTGGTGGGCCTCATCCTATTTCTAACCTATGTAAAAATAGTAGATGAGAATCGTGATGTGTTAATTGGCATACTAGGTGTGATCACAGGCAGTATCTCATCGATGATGGCCATTGCCTCAGGGCGTGACCCCTCAGAGGTTGAGGAGCTTAAAGACAAATTAGCCTCAGCTAACTCAGATAGAGAGGCACTTATTGCTAGGCTCAGAGATGCACAGATTCAAATGCAGATTAAACATGATCATTTGTTGACATTGCAAACCACCATCATTGAAAAGCTCAGCATGCTCAGTGGCTCACCTGTAACGCCACCCACAGAGGATGAGGTTATCCTACATCCTGACGTGCAGAGATGGACATAAAATGCTCATGGCCCCTGTATCACAGCCAGCTGTGTGTTTATGGTTAAATGCGTTTGTTCGATTGCATACCATGAGCATGCTGAGATTAGCAGAGGGTGTTGATAAAATCTATAATCTCACATATGATAAATGCTAAACAGAGTTATAGTGCGCAAATAGATGAGCAGGGATGCCATGAATATAGATGAGCGAAACCCACGCCACATGAGAGCAATAGCCCCACGCTTTGGCGTGCGTGGTATCACTGGCACTCAGCTCAGTGGTGGCACTATCACAGGCAAAGAACAAAACCCACAGCTCACAGGCCTCTCATGGGTGCATGAGGCTGAGGAGATGCTGAGGACTGATCCTATTGTTCGGCGCTCATGGCATATGCTGAGGCAAACACTGCTCAGCGCATCATGGCGTTTTGAGCCTGGCATTGAGGGTGATGCTATTGCTGATGAGCTAGCGCGCTTTGCAAATGAGGCCTATGGATTTGATGGCTATGCAGGGCAAATGTCTCTGAGCTTTGAGGAGCAGCTGGCATATCTATTTGAGTTTATCCCCTTGGGTTATAGATACGCTGAGGAGGTCTATAGAGTAGGGCCCGATAGTGAGGGGCGCATCAGAGTTTGGCTAGATCAATATGCAGACCGTGAGCCATCAGCGCATAATAGGTGGCTGAGCCGTGACTCTCAGCAGCTCGATGGCGTGATGCAGAATATTGTGGGCTCATCAGTAGCCCCTGAGCCCATACCATCAAATAAGCTGCTATTGCTCACCCTCAATAAAACAGGCTCAAACTTTGAGGGCGTGGGCATGTTGCGCCCTGTGTGGTGGTGGTGGCGCACCAAGCAACGCGCATCAAATCTCATGTGTGTGGGGCTCGATAGATGGGCAGTGCCTACGCCTAAAATTACTGTAGACAGGTCACAGGCTGAGGCATTGGGCCTCACTGATGCTGATATCACTGCTATGATCGATGATGCAGAGGCACAAGCGCAGGCTTTTCTCAGCACAGAGCAGAGCTATTTAGTAGAGACTGCAGCAGTAAAGTTTGATTCATATGCTCAACAGCCTAACCTCTATGCACAGGGGCCTCTAGATATCATCAATAAATGTGATTCACAGATTGCCTCTGCTTTTCTTACTCAGTTTGCAGACCTAGGCAACACTGAGACAGGTGCACGCTCAGTGGGTGAGATACATCTCAGCGTGTTTAGACGTGCAGCTATCAATCTGTGTGATTTGGTAGCCTCTCAGATTAGTGGCATTGATCGCAGAGGGGGTGGCACTATTGGTCGTTTGGTGCGTTGGAACTATGGCGCTATAGACCCATCAAAATTGCCACGCCTAACACACACAGGCCTAGATACTGATGATTTAGCAGATAGCATGGCCATGTTGCCTCAGCTTGTACAGGCAGGTATACTCACGCCAGATGATGAGCTCGAGCGTGCTATCAGAGAGAGGCTAGGCGCAGGTGATTTGCCTGAGGAGGCACAGCGTACAGCGAGTGAGCGCACAGCATCAACAGGTGGCAGCCTTGGTGCATTTGCTGAGCGTCTAGTGAGGAGCAGGCGCAATGGCTAGGCGTATTAAAATTAAACTCAGCATACCTAATAAATATAGCCACATCTCATTTGAGCCCCCAAAGGGCGTGCAGGCAAATGCCAAACGTGCACTTGAGGTGAGAGCAGATAAGGCTGCATCTAACAGAGGGATGACACCCACAGGCATTGCACGTGCGCGTGATTTAGCCAACGGTAAAACACTCAGCCCTGATACCATCAAGCGCATGGTGGCATATTTTACGCGCCATGAGATTGATAAGCAGGGGTCAACTTGGGATGATCAGGGCAAAGGGTGGCAGGCTTGGATGGGATGGGGAGGTGATGAGGGCTATACATGGGCCAAGAAAGTTTTAACGCAGATGAAAACAGCAGATGAGAAAACTACAGCACTCAGAGCCTATGGTGAGGCGGTGCAGATCGCTGAGCCTGTCCCCACATATGAAGTGCCAGAGGGGCTGACTATTGGCAGGGCATTTAAAACCCTAGCGCTAGGTCAGGTAAGTTCACGCATGAGCGGTGAACATATTGGTCAAGAGATCGATCTTGCCATGCTCACTGAGATGGTGCGAGTTTATCGCAAACGCAGATTTGCAGACCCTGTGATTATAGACTGGCAACATGCTACTAGCCCATTCAATGGGGGCCCACCTGCGCCACCTGAGAGCGGCAATGCTTTGGGCCTCATCATTGATTTAGAGCTGAGGCATGATGGCCTTTATGCAGTGCCTGCATATAATGAGCGCGGCCTAAGTGTAGTTAAAAACGCAGGTGGGGTGCTTTGGTCATCCCCTGAGTTTATTTGTGGTGAGGTCTACACTAGAGATGGTGGGGCACTCATTGGCACTGCTCAATTACTCGCAATCACTTTAACCCCACGCCCTGCGCAATCACATGACAAAATCAGCAGGGTTACACTCAATGAAAGGATATCTATGATTGATAATCTAGAGTCTATGTCTGTTGAGGATTTGCGCGCTATGCTCATTGCTAAGGATGAGATGGTGCGTGAACTCGAAAACAAAATTGCAGAGATGGCCGCAGATAATGAGGCCAAACTTGTAGAGGCTGAGGATGAGGCCGAGCAGATGGCTGAGGAGGTCACTGATGAGCCTGTTGATGAGGCCGAGCAAATGACTGAGGAAGAAAAGAAAAAAGGCTATGCCATGAGTGAGAAGCTCTCAGAGTCAACGCTACTCTCTGAGGTACAATCATTGCGTGAGGCTAATAATAAGCTATCTGAGCGTATTGAGGCCATTGAGGCTGAGAAGCGCGCAGTTTTAGCGCGTGAGGCTGTTGGCGCTCTCTTGAGAGAGGGGCGCATCACACCCAATGAGGAGAAGGTTGCGCACAGTGCATTTGCTATGCGTGAGCTACAGCCTGAATTTTGGCAGATGTTTTCTGAGCGCCCTGCTAATAGTGCAGTGCCTCTCACTCAGATTGGGCATGGCGCATCAGGTGAGGAAATCACAAAGGCCACTTTAAATAGGCGTGTTCAAGAGTTGCAGGCAGAAAAGGGCCTTACATACTCTGAGGCATTAAATCAATTTCGACAGGATAACCCTGACTACTACGCTCAAGCATTTGGAGGCTAACCCATATGAGCACTAATAATAACATCATGAGTTTTGTGGCTGCTGAGGCCATCACTGAGTTTGCTGTTGTCTCTATGGACAGTGCAGGCAAGATTGTCATCACTGATGCTGCTACTGATAACAAGGTGGTAGGTGTGGCACAGCGTGCATGTGCCACTGGTGATGCTGTTGAGGTTTTGGTGCATGGCATCACTCGTATGATTGCATCAGAGGCAATTGATGAGACTACGCCAATTCTCTCTGCTGCTACCAATGGCAAGCTGCAACCCTGTGAGGCTGCAGATGTGACTTTTTACCCAATTGCACGCCTATTGCCTAACATCAATCAAACACAGGTTAATGCTAACGAGCAGGGCTTTGTGTATTTCTTTGGCCCTAGCAGCCTCAATGCCTAATAGGAGATAAACCACATGGCATCATCATACTCTAATTTACATCCTGTTGATCAGATCCTCAGTGGCCTAGTTGCTGAGGCAGTGCCATCAGATAATCAGCTCATCGCAGACAAGTGCATTGAGAGCATCAAAATACCTGAGCGCTCAGGCACTCTCTTATTAGAAGAGACGCGCAATTTCATGGGCGCAGCTGCAGGGCTTGATCTCGAAAGAGCACCAGGTGCATCACGCGCTATGATTGGGGGCTTTGATCGCTCAAGCCAAACCTTCAAGGCCAAGATCTACAGCGCATCTGATAGCATTGCAATGGAGGATATCTTTGATAGCCAATATCCTGGCAATGAAGAGGCGCGTATTGCTCGAAAGGTTGCGCGAGTTCTCAAGCTCGACCGAGAGAAAAGACTAGCAGATGTGCTATTTAACACTAGCACATTCACCACATCAGCAGCATCTGCAGCATTTGGCGCAGCAGGCTCAGAGCCTCTCTCATACCTGTTTGACCTTAAAGACACTGTGTTTGCAGCAGCTCATGGCATCAATCCGGACACCCTTATTTTGGGACGTGCTTGTTTTCGTGACCTAGCCAAAAACCCTGAGGTGCGTGGCTATGTTGGTGATAGCACTGCAGGCATTGCATCAGGTAATCAGATTCTTAATGATGAGGCAGTGCTTTCTGTACTGCGTGATGTGCTTGGTATCCCTAACATTTATGTAGGGCAAGCGCTCAGAGAGACTGCAGTACCTGGCGCAACCTCATCAGAAGCAGCTATTTGGGATGGTACTAAATGCTTTATGGGTATCCTCAGAGGCTCTGATGCGATTGTGCAAAAGTCTGGCAATGTAAAGGGCATGCCTGTGGCTGCACTTGATTTGCGCTTCTCTGATATGGTGGCAGGCCAATATGATAGCCTCGACAAAACAAGACGTTATGTTTGGGGTGAAGAGGTCAACACCTTCCATGCGGTTGATGGCACACTAGGCCACGTCCTAACAGGCTGTTGATGAATCGCCATGCTCTGTGTTTGTGGTGCTGCCCAACATGCTCAGCTACTTGCTGAGGCAGATGCTGATCAGATCGCTATTGATGATCTGACTAGGCAGGCTAAAAACGCCACAGGCGTGATGGCCACATTGATTAGAGCAAGGCGTGATCAAATACAGGCTGAGGTGAGAGCAGAGAGAGAGTTTGAGGCTGCACTAAACACTGCAGTCTCATCTCTACTAGATACCATTGAGGCCACTGTACAGAGTGCAGGGCCTAATGTGATACTACAGGCAACAGATGAGCAATTGCTTGAGCTGTTGATTACAGGTGGCCTAGGTGATGCGATTGATGGGTTTATAACTCAACAGCAACGCATTAATGAGGCTGTTAATAAAACACTGAGCGCTGTAGATCCACAGTTTAACATGGGGCTAATAGCCTCAGATGTTGAAACACTACAGACTCAAACAATCTCAGATATTTTTGAGGGTGTGGTTATACCCACAGTTAAAACAACGGTGAGAGATAGCCTGCGAGATCTCAATGCAGCAGTGCCTCTCAATACAGTAATGAGCAATATGCAGGTGCGCATGAGTCGAGCGCAGGGCAGACAGCTCACAGAGATCAAAACTAAAATCTCTCAATATGGGCGCGGTATCACTGCAATAGCAGGCGCAGCTGCAGGGCTAGATCATTATTTATACACAGGCCCCATCGATGGCATCACACGCCCATTTTGCAGAGCGCTTGTGAATAAGGTAGTGACAGAAACACAAATGGCGCGTTTAAATAATGGGCAGGGGCTAGCAGTCAAAACATCAGGCGGTGGGTATAACTGCAGGCACTCATGGTCACCTGTGACAGAATCATTTATTGAGGCTGCTGAGCTTACACAGGCCTCAGCATCAGATATTGGCAAAGCTAACAGTGGGGGCAAAAGATGATCAAAGTAGCGCGTAATGATGATTACATGTTTCAGTGGACAGCGCCACGCCCCACCACTGGTGCAGTGACGTTGCAGGTGTTTGGTGCATCTGCTGCCATTAGTGTAGGCCTCACTCAAAGCAGGGCTAACTCATCGATCACAGCCATTGCAACAGATAGACGCACTCTCACATTGAGCGCTGAGGCAGACCCATTGCAGGCTGATCAGCAGAGGGCATTTGTGATCACCTCAGGAGACACCTATTTTGCAGTGACTCTCTCACGCATAGTAGGCACTACTGCCATATTGGCTGAGCCATTGCCTAGAGAGATTGATCTCAGCACAGCTGCCACTCTGCATGTGCCTATGTATTACACTACACTCACAGCTGCTCAGCTCACTGATACTGATGGCTATTATAGTTACACTGTGAGCTATACAGCAGACCTAGGCTCACAGAATCGAGAGCAGACAGAAAAGGGCGTAATCAAAGTAACTTTGCGCCCATTTGATACAGGGCTAGATCATGATTCGTTAGTGCTCACATTTGCTCAGCTTGCTGATATGATACCACGCAGGCAAAGTGATTTTGCACCACAGATCTCAGCAGCACTCGATGAGATAGCCATGCACATCAGATCTCATTTGCTTGCTGATGAACTCACTGAGGATGAGGTTTTCAATGCTCAATCATTTCAGCTAGCCCATGCCTATTGCTCAGCTGCTCTGATCTATGAGCAAAGCGCTCAGCTTGATATGGCAGATGCTATGAGGGCTAGGTGCTCTGAGCTGTTAAGTAAAGCGCTTGAATCTGTAGCCATAGATGCTGATGGTGATGGCGTGATTGATGAGGGTGAGGAGAGTGTAAAAAAGACAGGTGGCTCATCCACTGATTTTAGAGCCTCATGGCGCTCATACATCAAGAGCTCTAATGATGAATTCTTTTCACCTGCTAGGGGCATGAAACACTGATGGCTGCCTCAGTTGATATAAAAATACCACGCACTCTGTGGTCAGCTCAGGATACATTGAGACTAGCTCAGAATACTCTGGCAGCGATTAAGCTACGCACATCAAAGGGCATAGATGCCAATGGTGAGGCGTTTGCTGATTACTCTAAAAAGCCTCTCTATGTAGCTAAGCGTGGCGCACGTTTAGCCCCCAAAGGTGGCAGACCATCACGCACAGGGCGCTCAGTTTATTATCAGGGTGGTTATAAACAATATAAAGAAGAGAGCAGGCGCAGGGGTGGCAATGATAGTGCTGAGGTTGATCTAGTGCTCAGTGGGCAGCTGATGAATAATTTAATCGTATTAGATGCCACAGTTGATAGATTTACTATAGGCCTCACCAAGCATGTGCAGAGCTATGGTTATCATGTAAATGATAAGCGTGAGTTTATAGGGCTCACTGATGATGATGTAAAAATACTCACTCGCACTGTTGAAATTGAGGTGCGTAAAAAATTAGGGCTATCAAAATGAGTCAGGGCATATTTTCAGCGCTAACATTTTTAGAAAACCTCATCGAGAGCATCACGCCTAAATCTGATTCTCATCATGGGTATGTCGCTGTAAGCAGGGGCAATGGATATGGGGCAGCGCTTGAGAATCGCCCAAACAGTAATAGATATTTCTCACTAGAGATTGATGCATTTGCTACAGATGATGGCCAGGCAGGCATCAGTGGCAGAAAACGCACACGCATCAATTGCAGAGTGCGCTATGATATCCCAAACGATCAGGGCTATCTGATGAGGTTAATCAATGAGGATGCATCACAGTTGATTGATACACTCAAAGGGCCAAACTATCAGACTGCTACCACTGGCATAGTTTCACTCATCCCACTGCCCACCATGTTAGACCCTATACTAGACGCACAGGGCGATATTATCGCCCATATCTTTACCATGCAGTTTGATCTGCTTTATTTGGAGGCATAAAAAATGGCTGTTACACATCGATCTCTCAGCATTGCATCAGAGAGTGCATTTGGCTCATTAGGCTCTGATGGCATCCCCTCAGCATCAGGGCTCACATTCATCTCAATCCCCTGTGAGCGTGATCCTATTGTGATTGCAGGTGAGCCTGTAATCTCAGAGCGTAATGATGCGCGTGATGGCCCATACTTTGTGCCTCCTGAGATTGATACTGTATATGATGGCTCTGGCAATAGAGTGAGGAGGCGCACAGGCTCAGTGGTTTGTCGTGTTGATCTCACCACCATTGGCACTGCTGCAGATACCTACGCATCAAACTATTTAGGCTATTTATTGGGCGCAGGATTCCTCACTCAATTGCCCTCAATCCTCACAGGCAATACTACTGCAGTGGATGCAAACACATTCACCCCTGCTAGTGCATTTGCTGAGTCTGACATAGGCACGCTCATCTCATCCTCTATCAGTGGGCGTGCTGAGTATTCTGCTGTGACTAATCACAACCTTAGTGGGGGTGGCAATGTCACCATCAGCCCTGCGCTCAGCACATCGAGCTACACAGCTGCGAGAGGTTTGCAAACATGGTATACGCCAAGCAGAGGCACAGCAGGCACATATGGCTCAAGCGTGGCTTTCAGAATTGATGGCAACAATTTTAGAACTTATGCCTATGGCTGTGTTTTGGAATCACTCAATATCAGTTTAGACAATGGGCGCTTAATGGCTGAGTTTACCTATCAGAGCGCATATATCACTGATGATCATGCTAACGCAGCAGGGCCTGTTGAGCCATCCTACAACACAGGCAACGCGCCATTTTTTAGAGGTGCTTATGCAGTGCTCTCAAGTGGCTCACCTGCTAGCCTAATTAATGCCACTGTAGGTGAGACGCAGGGTCGTTTGGCGCTCGATGCTGAGGAGTTCTCTGTGACTGTTACCAATACACTCACGCCATTGGGCCATAGTAATAGCATTCTAGCCATGAGTGATATGGAAATTACAGATGTGGCTGTTGAGTTGAGCCTCACACTAAGCTCAGTCAATACCACCATCAAGGATGATTTCTTCAATCGAGCAGTGCGCCAGGTGCTTATTGGCACAGGCCCTGTGGGTGATGGTCTAGGCTGTGCCATCATGCTGCCTGCAGCTCAGCTCACTGTAGACCCCAATGTCTATGATGTGAGTGGCAATGATATTGTGAGACAAACATTGACCTATCAGCAGAGCAGATATGCAGGTGATTACTCAGGTGATTTAGCTGCCACTTATGAGAGTAATGCAGGATGCTCACCATTTAGGCTAGGATTGGGCATCTAATATGGCGCTGAGATTTGCGAGTAATGCAGAGTATACTATTGAGGTTGTGGTTACTGTGGATCCATCTGTGCAATCCTCTGCAGAGGAAAGGGCTAGTTATCTCAGCAGTGGTGATAGAGCTGTGTTACAGCATATTGATGCTGAGGCTACTAGATTTACTCTAAAAGCCCTCTCACCCTCTGAGCGTGAGGACGCTGAGCAGAGGGCAGGTGCATACACTCGCAGTGAGCTTGGGCGCTTGTTATGGATTGAGGCCCCTAATGATGTGCATGAACGTGCTCGATGGCATCATGAGCTCAATGATGATGAGCGCTCAGCTATGGCTGATTATCAGGCGTATTTAAACAGAGTTTACATTGAGATGCTCAGTGCCTCTCTCATCCTCATTGATGGTGAGCCTGGTAGCATTGAGCAGGTGCAAATGATACGCCCTGATGATCAGAGGGCAGCCACCATCAGTGAGTTAGTGATGCATATTCAGCGCATCAGTTTGCTAGGTGAACAGGGAAAATAGCACTTGCCTCTGCTATATGGTTAAACCACAGCAGGGGCAGGGCGTGGGCCTGTGATCAATGCAGAGCAAACCCACAATTACGCGCTCAGCGTGGCAATTGTGGTGGCCCTTTTCAGCGTGGCCTGCCTCAGAGTATGACTGATGAGGAGGGGCGCTATGTGATGGGGTATAGAATAGCGCCAGACTGTGGAGAGGGCTATGCAGATTATAAGGTGAGATCTTGCCCTGTAGCTGATAGTAATAGATTGGCCTCAGTGGTGCAGGCATATCAGCGCCATAGAGCAGGGCTCATGCCTATCACTCAGAGCTATCCAAACCCCACATGTGCAATCATTGAGGCTATTGAGGTTTTACATTATAATACCGAAGAAGCCCACTATCGAGCGACAGAACGCACCATGAGAGAGGCAAAAAATAATGTCTAATCAAGTTGAGGTTGAGGTTGTCTTATCAGGTGCAGAGCAAGCACAAAAGGGGCTCAGCGGTATTGGTGAGACTGCTGGCAAAATGGCTGAGCGCTTTGATTCTGAAAACAGCAAACTAGGTGAAGGCCTCAGCAGTCTCACTGATAATGTGGGTGAGCTTGTTGGCTCAATGGGTGAGCTAGGTGCAGCGACTAAAAGCATGGGCTCTATGAGTACAGCAAGCCTCATGGGCCTAGTGCCTGCTGTGGGCGCTGTGGTGGCTGCAGGTTTTGCCCTATATGAAACTTTTATGAATATCTCAGGCGCTGCACAGGAGGCTGAGAACAGGACAGAGGCCATGGCAGCTGCTGCAGGTGATTTGCAGAGCAAACTTGAGGCACTGTCTGAAAAAGGCGTTTTACCTACCACAGAGCAATTAAAAGAATTCACACGCGCCACGATTGATGCACAGGTCGCTAAAGAATTATTACAGCTCAGATTTGAAAAGCTCACTAAAAGCTATGGTAAAATATTAGATGCTCAAGAGGAGGTTACCAAGGCTGAGCGCGTCTATACCTCTGGCAACATTCTAGATGTGCTCAGCCAATCTATTGGTTTAACTGATGGTTTAGCAGAGGCACGCCAATCACTTGCTGAGGCTCAATCAAAATATAATACTGAGGTGGGCAAACTGTTACCCATGCAGGATGAGGTCAATAAAAAGATCTCTACAGCTGCTAAGCTCAACACTGATTTAGAGGACTCATCAGCAGAGGCCACGCTCAGCAGAGTTAAAGAAAATATAGCCCTATTGGAATCACTGCAGTTGAGACAAGCTGAGATTGATCTCACTGAGCAGGGCCTTAAATTACAGCAGATAGAAATCACAGCAACAAAAGAGACTGCACTTTTGCAGGCTGAGGTAAATAAAGAGGATGCTAAAGCCCTGGCACTGCTTGAGGATAAGCTCAAAGCGAAGCTAGCAGAATTTAATCAAGAAAAGCAGATCGAAGCTCTAAGGATTAAACGAAGGCAGGCAGCACAGGCATCAGAAAAACAAAGCGCTAAAAGCTCAATCAAACGCATTGATGATCAGCGCATTAAAGAGATGGCACTTGAGCGACAGAAACAAGCTGATCTCAGAGTGCTCAGGCAGCTTGAGCTACAGCAGATGGCGCTTGATGGTGCATCAGCTCTGCAGATTGCAAATGAGCGCTATAAAGATGAGCTCACTGCAGCAGAGGGCAATCATGAAAAGGGGCTGATCGCTGCTAAGCGCTATGAGATAGCACTCACTCAGATTAATCAGCAGGAGGCCACCAAGCGTGAGCAGGCTGAGACTCAGCGCAGGCAGCGTGAGGAGGAAATGAGAAAGCAGGCTGAGACTCTGGCATATAGCTCACTAGAGTTTGATCTGCAGATGATGAGTGAGGGCCTAGAAAAAGAGATGGCTCTATTAACATTGCGCTATGAGCGTGAGCGCCATCTCAATGCTACTACTCAAAATGAGATCACAGAACTAAACAGGCGTGAGGCCATCGAGCGTGAGCGCATCATTGAGGCTAGCACACAAGCTCAGATAGAACAGATAGGGCAGTTTGCTAGTAGTTATGGCGCAGGGCTAGCAGAGGCTGCATACTCATCTCTGTTGTTTGGTGAGAGCTTCACCAAGGCCACCGGGCAAATATTGATCGCACTAGGCAGGCAAGCAGCAATACAGAGTCTGATGGAATTAGCACAGGGCACAGCAGCACTGTTTAAACCATTTGGACAGGCTGAGGCAGCAGGCCACTTTAAAGCATCTGCTATTTTTGCAGGTGTATCTGCAGCTGCAGGGGTAACAGGCAAAGCCATGGGTGGGGGTGGGGGTGCTGCAGGTGGTGGTGGTGGTGCAACGCCATCAGGCGCACCTACCCAAGCCCCTGCCCCTCAGCGTGAGCAGGCTGAGCAGGCCCCTATGGTGTTTAATATCAATTTCGGTGGGGCTGTGATCTATGACACACAGAGAGCTGCTGAGCAGGCCATGGCAGACAGAATCACAACATTGCAAAACACGCGCAGGCGTGGTGCACCTAGGAGATAATTATGCCACTGAATAACCCTGCCCCAAACTTTGGGCTATTAACCTCATGGGATATGCGCGGCCTCAGTGGTCTATCCCCATTCTCTAGAGGTGGCACACTCATCACACTGCCTAGCTATTCAGCAGGTGAGGGTGTTTATGATGATGTGGTTTTGTTTCTCAATGGGCGCATCTCATCATCGAGCGTTAATGCTGATGCTCATATTGCTACAGTTAAAACATTTGGCGCATCATGGGCCATCAGTATTAACTCATCAGACCATATGCAGATTAGCTCAGATACTGAGTTTGAGATCACATCTACAGGCTCTATAGATGGTCTAGGGTTTGGATCAGTTACAGTAAGCTCTGTTTTAGTAGGCTCTGATTATGTGGCTACTGCCCCACACGATTGGGCGCGTGGGGTGAGTGTGCTGAGTGATATGAGATACACGATTGATGAGGTAGGTGGCGCTGGCACATTTGAACTGTTCTCTAGTCTCTCACCTGACATACAAGACTTATCAACATGGGTGAGGGCTACAGGCTCAAGTGATGCTGATGATTTTGGCCTCACCTCTCTGCAAGAGCTTGATAACACTGCCATGGGCTCAACTAGCATCACATGGCTCATCACTGATAGTGGCCACACTCAATGCCATTACATCAATTCAATAGCTGATATTACATGGCTCAATGATGAGTTGCGCAATCTGCTAGGCTTTACAGGAGATGAGCAGCCTGTGCTCGATGGCCTCACCTATAGGCTCACATCTACCTACAAATGTAGTGGGGTACTCATCCCATCACGCCCATATCAATCACATCATCTCTCTGTTGAGCAGGTGAGCCAGAGCAGGCGCAAAATAGGTGGGGGCTATGTGGCAAACTACATAGGCACATATGTGAGCTCACAGCTTACATTTGATCTCGATGCCCTGCTTGATGCTGTTGATGATTACAGGCATTTTACAAACAAGTTTCTACCCTTAGTAAGTGATGGTGAGCGTATCAATTTTTATCAATCATGGGGTGATAGCAGGCGCGCTCTGATCACTGCTGATGTAAATGCTGATCAGCCTGCATATGACTCATTATATACATCAGAGCATAATGGGGCCTATGGCAGAATTAGAGGCAGCTTGAAAACAGCCTCCTATGATCTGAGCTACCCCACACGACTGCAGAGGCGTGTGCCTGTGTCTGTGGAGATCGAACACCTATGAGCAATAGCTTTACATCTACACCCACATTAGTAGACCCTGGCAGGCTCACAGCAGGGCAAACGATACGCACTACAGAGATTGCGCGTTTGGCTGATTTGCAGAATTATATTTTTGCAACAGGTGGCACTCATAATGTGCTCAGTCAAATGTTTGATGATCTGTGTTTTATACAGGATAGCACCACCTATGTGAGCATGTGTGAGTGGACTATACCACTACTGAGCAGACAGCATGACTCATTGGTGATTAATGTGAGTGGCTACTGCCCCACAGCAGCCAATGCCACAGCGCGGTTCACACTCACCATGAATGATGCCACCACATATAGCACTGAGATCAGCATCACTGATCAAGGCAGATACACAAGCTCATTTAATCAAGGCACAGTCAGCATCACAGGCTCACATGCAGGAGATACAGCACAGCTCTCAATGGAGTTAAAAGCACCTGCAGGGCAGGAGGCTGTTATTTTAGCAGTGCAGGCCAATTGGCAAGCGCTCACCTCACCTCTCAGCACAGGTGTTTTACAGATCAATAGCAGATCATTTGTGCCACAGGGCCAAAATAGACAGGGGGCAGATCTGCCTCTATCGTCTCGATTTGGAGTACAGACAATTAACAATATTAACACGCTCAGAGCGCGTGGGCGTGTATTGTTTAATTGGTCTGGTGTTGAGGGTGCATCATCAGCTCTTTATAATTTTGATGAGGCAAAATCACCACCACGCGCAATAGGGCCAGGTGATCTACCATCATTCTATTCACCTGCAGCCATATTCATGGGCACTATTGAAAATGGTTTAAATGTTAAAGCCTATCTCAATGTAAAAAATCTAGGTGCTGGTGATTCATTCTCATTTATTGTGATGGGCAATACATTAGAGATTAATGCTAATGGGTGGACAGAGTTTGATATTGATTTAATGCAGGATCAGCTCAGCCTCTCTGATCAGTTTGGGCTCAGCATGTACAGAGCAGGAGTTGATCAGCGTACTGCTAATGTAAATGGGATAGCCTCACCCACATACCCACCGAGCACATCAGGCTATGTGGCAGGCCTGTGCATCATTGGAGTTTAGCCCATGCTAATACCGACAGCCTATCGACAAATGCCAGCAGAGCAGGGGTGCTATAATAATCAGCTGGTAATGGGTGGCAATCTCTCACAGATGGCCTCTGCATTGGCGCAGCTCAGCCACTGCAAATATCTAGGTGAGGCACATTATCAGATATCTCATAGCACCTACAGCACGCTGTGGGGCGCTGAAAAATATGGGTCACGCCTAACAGGTGGCACTAGAGTGAGATCTACATATAAAAATTATGAGTACAATTTTTTATATCAGAGCACTGCATTAAGTGAGCGTCTGGCATTGCTCATGGTATATGGGGCAGATTACTCAGCAGGTTCTGTGAGCATCACAGCAGAGGTGAGGGCCACAGGCTCAAACAGCTACAATGGCACTGTGCTAGATTATGGCATTGAGTTTACAGCCCCCACCTACCTCACAGCATTAAGCACACCATTAGGTGAGGCAGTGCCATCTGATCAATGGGCGTTCACAGGGTGCAGGTCTATTGAGGTGGGGAACTCTCTCATCACAGACCCATTAGACAAGCCACGCCCTTTAGTGATTCCCTCTGCTAATAGAGGTGAGTTACTCAATATAAAAATCACAGTAAATAGCCTGAGCTTGATAGCTCTGCATATCTATGATGTTTATCAGTTACAGGTGACACCATGAGCTACACATCTGATTTAGGGCGCAGAGTATTTGCACTAGAGGTGGGGGGCCTCATCTATCGTTATCATAGCGGAGGTGGCACAGATGGCCTGCTCACTACCATAGCCACAGGGATTAACTATGTAGATGTAGAGGGCATCATTTCAGTGGGGGCCTTTGGTGCGTCAATCGATCCAAGCGGAGGAGTAGGTCAATATGAGCCTATTACTGTTACATTAGGCATTAATCGAAAAGCAGGTCTATCTGATGCTGGCATAGTATTTGGGCGCTGTGGCGCTCGATCTGTCAGCACATCAGCACGCATCACAGCTAATGTAGACAGAGCAGATGGATTCATCAGAGTAGATACAAATCTTACTGCGCTCAGTTATCCTAGATTAATGCACATAGGTGCAGAGTCTGTGAGAGTGAGCGCTGCCACTGCCTCTGTTTTGGCATGTGGTGCAGGACGTGGCGCAGGCAATACCCCTCTGCAAAATCACAGCATTGATCTAGAGGGCGTATCAGTGCCAGAGATCTCTACTGAGATCACCATATTTAGAGGGCGCAGGGCCAAACTCTATATGGCTCATAAATATGCAGATGGCTCACTCAGCTCATGGGCTGTGGTCTGCAATGGGTTTATAGAGAGCACACCTGTGATTGAGGCAGGTGATACAGTGAGCCTGAGCTTAGTGCCTATGGTGGCGCTCATCGATCAGATATCGACTGACAAGGGGCTAAACCAAACACGCCTGCTGCATAATTATCACTATTATGGCTCTGATGCTGGCAACACTCTAGAGTATGCCATGAGACTAGACCTAGCCACATCACATGTGCATGAAATACGCATGGATGACTCAGCCACACAGACTGCTAACACCATCACATTTTTTAGAGGCACTAATATATTAGTTCAAGATTTTGATGTGTCATTGCCAACAGGTCTAGATTCAAATGATGAGCCCTACACATCAACAGCTCACCCACGATACCCACGTTTAAAAGTGGGCAGCCATGTTGCATATCCTACAGCCATCACAGCCACCTCTAATATCAATGGCACTGATGTTTATGAGTGTGCGCTCGATTCAACCCCAACAGGCTCACTGACTACAGCAGTGGCACAGGCTGCATATGCAGCAGAGATAGAAACACGCACAGAGATCAAACAGCATGAGCTGAGTGGCCTGCAGTTATGGCCTGACATTATCAACAGCACATTAGAGAGTGAGGGGCCTACTACCACACAGGGCACAAGCGGTGGCCTACTCTCATGGCGATTAAATGAACAAAATGAGCTCATAGTTTCAAAGCTCAGTGATGGTGATAAGCCTGCACAGCTGAGGCTGTGGACTAGGTGGCAGGCGCTTAGGTCACTGATGGATGATGAGTTTGATAGGGCTATGTATTGGGATGGCAACATACCACAGCCACCTGCTGAGAATCACATGCGCCTATGGTATGGTCTAGATATTGGCACAGATGAACAGCCATTTATTGAGGATAGCTCAAGAGGTGTGGTGCGAGATATTAGAGTGAGCTCTGCACAGCCTAACATATCACAACAGCTTAAAGATGTAGCCATGGCCTATTATCAATATAGAGAGGATAGGCTTTTAGTAGAGGACAGCCTAGGCCTGCCTACGACTGCTGGCACAGATCGATTTGATATAGTAGCTCAGTTCTTTGACCGACAAAGCCAAACTATAAAAGAGCAGGTGTTTAAGGCTACACATCAAAGCGTGGCTACACATAACGGTTCTAATGTAGGTTATTATATCCATTTAGATAGAAATTACATTTATCAGAATCAATCATTTGGTGATTGGTCAGATGGTGAGCGTGCACTCATCTCTATGGGTGGGCGTTTTGAGAATGAGCGACCTGGCACAGCCATGCTCAAACTGTTAATGAGTGGAGGGGGGCAGGGCTATAATAGCTCTGATTATGATGTGTTCTCAGTAGGGTGCAATCTCACACCCTCTCATATAGATGTGAATTCATTTCTAGCCATTGATGCTGCTAGCCCATTCACAGTGAGTGGCCAATTTCTAGGCGTGGGCACTGATGCGCGTGAGACCATCAATAATCTACTGCAGCTCATTGGGGCTGTGATGGTCATGAGGCGAAACACACAGGGGCAAAGTCTCATCACTCTCATGCCTATAGGTGCTGAGCGTCCTGCAGATGTGTCAGCCACTATCAGTGCAGGTGATTGGCTCACAGAGCCTGCACCCCATTGGGATAGCCTAGATGATATCGTTACTCAGATTAAATATGAATACGATTATGATCCTATTGCAGATGAGTTTAGGGCTGAGGTCTTCTTTAATAATCAGGAGGCTATCAGCAGATATGGGGGTGAGCGCTCACAGATCACTCTCACATTACCTGGCATCAGCTCTGAGCAATTTGGCAGGGGCGCAGGTGATGTGTATGCAGAGTTTTTACCTACCTCACAGCGCATATTTAATTTGCTCAGTGATCCTCTCAGAGTGTGGCGCGGTAGCATTGGCACAGGCCACAGCGCACTGCTAGATCTAGGCGCATATGTTAAATGCTCATCACCTCATTTGCGTGGATATGGTGATGAGTATGGTGTGACTGATGGCGTGGGCATGGTGCGCTCGATACGTCAAGAACTCATGAATGAGGGCTGTGATTTAGAGCTCATCACAACAGGCCTCAGCCCTGTTGCTTGGAATAGCTCAGCGCAGGTGAATGCTATCACTAGTCTCACTGCTGTTGAGGTTGCTGCCAATGACTATAGTTTTGCAGATGGAGGTGATGTGTCATTTTTTGCAGTGGGTGATGTAGTTGATTATGTGCCTACAGGCGATCAAGACAGCGCCATCACAGCACTAACCATCAGTAACATCAGCGCTAATATAATTACATTTAGCTCTGCTCATGGTATAACATCAGCAGAGGGCACGCTTGAGCCCACCACATACGCTGATGCGAGTGCAACACACAGAGCTGATGCCTATCTGGCAAATAGCTCAAACATTATCAACACCACTGTAAATGCACAGGAGATGAGCTAGTGAGTAATTTAACCAAGGCGCAGCTGCAGGCCAAAGTTGATCTGCTTGAAACAGATTTAAGGCGCATGAATCGAGCGCTTGGGCAGGCTAGTATTGATCTCAGCATTGATGAAGTGAATGATTTTGCAGAGGTCACGCCCCACATCTCAGAGCATGCGCTTGAGGCAATCAAACGAGCACAGGCAGAATGGGCCCTTAATGTGCGTGAGCCTGAGGAGCGCATTGATACATATATTAGATCAAGCGCAGGCCTGCATTGGTCTTGGGAGGAGCCCTATGTAAAAAATGGGCAGTTTGCATGGTGTGGGGCGTTTGCTAGTTTTTGTTATACCAAAGTACGCCCATTGATCAGAAAAAAGATTTTTCCTAGCTGTTACAGACTGCACACTAATTGGGCTAAAACCTCACGTTATATTCACCCTGACAATCTAAGAGCAGGCGATATTGTGGTAGTGTACTCAGGCAAGAGAGCAGTGCAGGGTGATCACATCACGCTATGTGTAGATGCCTCTGAGTATCTCAGCACAGGATCAATCACCACCATTGAAGGCAACGCCCATGGCACATTAGGTGATGGCTCACGGGGTGAGGGTGTGATTACTCGTGAGCGTGCACGCTCAGAAATTGCTCATGTTTATAGATTACTAGGTGAGGATTTTGATGAGTGAGGACGTGAAACAAAACACTCTCACTGAGAGAGCAGGAGGGCGCAAGGCCCTAGGCTTTTATGCTGCATTGAGCTCATGCCTATTATTGGCCCTGCTCGATAAAGCGCATACTGAGGTGCTAGGCCTCATCGATACATTATATTTATTTTATGCTGGCGCAAACGTGGTGGCTAAAAGACAGCCCCTCAACACTGAAGAGGATAAAAAAAAATGAGTAACAAACTAGGCGTTCAAAACCCAATCACAGCAGGCCAATTTATTGGCGCATATAATGCCTCATCAGTAGCAGATACAGATTGGCACAGCCTCACCTCTAATGAGTTTTATAACCCCATCACAGGTGCACAGCTCACAGATGGCCTGCAGTTCTCATTTGTGGGCGCTGTATCATCGAGCACATCTGCAGTCTCATTTATTAAACTCAGAGAGGCAGCAGGCGCAGGTGATGGCACAGGCAACACTGATGGTGTGATACCTCTATTAGGACGTTATGATGTTGATGTTCAAGCGCTCAGTGAGGGCTCAACAGTTACAAGCATGGCCTATAAAAAGGCAGCAGCTGGTGACAGCTTCATCCTCTATTGTGGCTTTAATAAATAAGGGGTGCACTCATGGCTATTAAATTTGACACATTCACAGGTGGTGGTGGTGGTGGTGTTACCTCAGTAAATGGTGACACAGGCCCTGCTGTAGTGCTGAGCGCTGATGATCTCGCAGCTGATCACGCTGCGAGTAATTACAGCCCCACAAATAGCAACATTGATGGCCACCTCTCAGGCATAGATACTAAGCTAGGCACACTTGCAGCAGGCCTCACATATAAGGGGTCATTTAATGCTACAACACAGCTACCTAGTTTGAGCAATGCTCTGCAGGGTGATCTTTATATCATCGACACAGCTGGCACTGCCTTTGGGCGTATATGGGCAGTAGGTGACCATCTGCTGATTAATGAGGATATAGGCGGTGGAGTGATCCTCAATAGTAAAATCGACAAAATAGACAACACAGATGCCATCACCTCAGTAAATGGTTTTACCTCTGGTGCAATAGTGCTCAGCGCTGATGATCTCGCAGCAGATCACGCTGCGAGTAATTACAGCCCCACAAATAGCAACATTGATGGCCATCTCAGTGGCATTGATACCACACTAGGCACAAAACTAGAGAGTGGTGATAATATCAGCACCCTCACCAATGATGCAGGCTACCTCACAGATATCACAGGTGAGAGCATTGGTGATCTCAGTGATGTAACCATCACAGCAGCTAGTACAGGTGAGGTGCTCAGATACAATGGCTCAGCATGGGTAGATGCCACACTCGCTTACTCAGATCTCAGTGGCACACCTACAAACGTGAGCACGTTTACTAATGATGCAGGCTACCTCACAGATATCACAGGTGAGAGCATTGGTGATTTGAGTGATGTAACCATCACGACTGCGACCAATGGCCAAGTGCTGAGCTACAATGGCTCTGCATGGGTGAATAGCGCAGCATCTGCAGGCTCACTAGCAGGGCTAACTGATACTACTATCACTGCCCCTGCAGATGGTGAATACCTCAGATATAATGGCTCATCATGGGTAGATGCAGCGCTGAGTGTTGTAGATGATACTAGCCCCCAATTAGGTGGTGCACTTGATACCAATGGCAATGCCATCACCTCAGCCTCAAATGCTGATGTCAGTATTAATCCAAATGGCACAGGTAATATCTCAATAGGTGCTGATCTAGTGCCAGATGCAGATGCTACTCATACCATAGGTTCTGAGGATAACCGATACATCACCACTTACTCTGATCTCAATGGGGCTGTGAGGTTCAAGGCTAAGAATGATGAGGGGGCTGCAATCACTGCAGGGCAGGCCCTCTATATTAAGGGTCTAGCAGGTGATGGCACTACACCTACAGTGGGCCTAGCTGATGCAAATGATGCATCTAAAATGCCTGCATTTGGGCTAGCATTTGCAGGGGCTAATGATCAAGCAGAGGTGCAGGTTGTCTCATTTGGCAATTTAGGTGGGCTCAACACATCCACATTTAGCGTGGGAGATACACTCTATATCAGCACCACAGCAGGAGCGCTCACAGCAACAAAGCCCACAGGCGAAACATCACAGCTGCAAAATATTGGGCGCGTAGTACGCTCAAACAATGGTGATGGGGTGATTAATGTAGGTGGCGCAGGGCGCTCAGCTGCTACCCCTAATCTAGATCAAGACAAGATCTTTTTAGGCAATGCGAGTAATCAATCTGTGAGCACTGCGCTCAGCGCAATAGGCCTCAGTAAATTTAATAATGATGCAGGCTACCTCACAGATATCACAGGTGAGAGCATTAGTGATCTCTCTGATGTTACTATTACCACTGCGACTAATGGCCAGGTGCTCAGCTATAATGGCTCTGCATGGGTGAATAGCGCAGCATCTGCAGGCTCATTGGCAGGCCTCAGTGATGTAACCATCACAGCAGCTAGCACAGGTGAGGTGCTCAGATACAATGGCTCAGTGTGGGTAGATGCCACACTCGCCTATTCTGATCTATCAGGCACACCTACGAATGTGAGCACATTTACCAATGATGCAGGCTATCTCACAGGCATCACAGGTGAGAGCATTGGTGATCTGTCAGACGTTACCATCACAGGGGCAGCATCAGGTGAGGTGCTCAGATATAATGGCTCAGCGTGGGTAGATGCTGTGCTCGCTTACTCAGATCTCAGTGGCACACCTACGAATGTGAGCACGTTTACTAATGATGCAGGATATCTCACAGGCATTACAGGTGAGAGCATTGGTGATTTGAGTGATGTAACCATCACGACTGCGACTAATGGCCAAGTACTCAGCTACAATGGCTCTGCATGGGTAAATGCTGCAGCATCAGGTGGAGGGTGGACTTATAGCGCAATCACTGCAGACCCTGCCAATGCACAGGCAGGCTACCACTATTCATGCACAGGCACATTCACAATCACCCTACCCACAAGCGGAGTGAGCGCAGGTCAAGAGATTAGAATTAAAAACATGGGCACAGGTACCATCACCATTGACCCACAGACACAGAACATTGATGGATCAACAAATGATTACACAATGGATGTACAATACTCAGCTATCACACTTGTTTCAACCGGTTCACATTGGGAGATCATCTAATGAGCCATAATAATACAAAGGTGGGAGGTCAGAGTCCTAATATTCAAGGTGATGTTACAGTTGGTTTAAATGATCTCAGTGATGTAAGCGCGGCAGCTCCTACCACAGGGCAGCTCATCCAATACTCAAGTGGTACTGCTTCATGGTCTGCTGTGGATGCGCCTAGCAGTACTGTTCAACATATTTGGATAGGTGGGAAAGCTAAAGCGTATTCAAACAGCCCTGCTACATCATTCAATGCAGGCCAAACAGTTTATATTTGGGATGATGCACCAATAAACACAATTACAGGGGCTAGCATCTCAGTTACCTCTGGCAGTGCTACCGCTGATGAGAATGACTGGGTTCAATCAATCACGCTACCAGCAGGGAATTATGTTTTTAGAGTGCAAACCATGTTTGAGTTTAGCGCGTCAGGATATGGCGTTTATCAAATGTTTACTAGCGCAGGCACTGCTGTTACTGCCTATGGCGTTGTAGGTGATTCTAGAGGCGTTGCCTATGGCCCATCAAATAGCACAGCGCGTGGTTTTGTTCAGATTACATCTAGCACCACATATAATCTAGAGATGGTGACTAGTAGTAATATCGATTCAATAGCTAACCAAGGCAACACACCCTCAGAGTTTGGGCTTATCTTTATTGAGAAAGTTGAGTGATAAATGAGTCACAATCTAATCAATGTAAATGATAATGAACCTAATAGGCAGGCTGAGGTATCCACAGCACTAACGGATTTAATCACAATCAACACGCCTACTGATGGCCAATTTTTAGCCAAAGCAGCAACAGATTGGAGTACATCAGCAATCTCTGATGTATCTGCTGAGACTATTTTTTCAATAACATATTATGGATATTATGGCGTTGGTGTTTACCCGTATGCTGCTATTGATAACTACATTTTTTTTGATTCTAAAAATAACTATGCAAAAAACAATTTAGTTTATCAGTATACATCTACAGGCGCTTATGTTCCTGTAGCTAATTCTAGCTGGTTTCAATCTGTCCAAATTTATAAAAGTGGTTTTGAGGGTCAAACGATTCTACTAGAGGCAAGTATTTCACCAGCTACCACAACAGCAACACGAATTGAATATCAGTGGGTCATTGGTATCACTAATGTTTACACACCTATTGGCCCTCCTGTAGTAGTAGAGGGGCAGGGTCATGCGGATACTGCCTATGGTAGATTTGTATATGAATCATCAATGGCTAGTAGCCTCTATCTATCGTTAAAGATCAGATATCTTAGCGGATCTGCTGATCTCTCAGGCGATTATCTTCATAATGGCGAAAACATGATTATTAGGACTATTGCATAAAGGATTAAATTCTATGTGGGTAAAAGTGAAAATAGCTGAGGGCCTAGCAATAGGCTCAGTATTATCCTACTCAGAGGTAAGCTCATCATGGGTACTGGCGCAAAATCTAAACACTCCTGTAGGCGTGTTAGAGCAGATTACTCAAGATGTGATCACAGCAGAGGTGTTTGGAGTTGTGCGTTTTGCTGGCACAGCCTACGCATTGGCAGATAGAGATATCCCTAATGAGGGTGGTGAGATGACCGTTAATAATGGCAAGGTCTATGTTGATAATACTGCGGATCATTGTGGCATCATTGCGCCATTACCACATGGACAACCTGCGCGTGTGGCAGGCGATTTAGTGATGGTTTACATACGATGATCGAGCAATTACTAGCACACAGAGAGGCCATGCCCTATGCCCTAGCCATTGTGGCCATCTGCCTGGCAACAGTTATGGGCTATCTATTAGGCCATCAAGATGAGGCGCAGATCTGTGCCTCATATGTAGTAGAGGCTGAGCGCCAAACTGAGAAAGCCTCTAAGCTCAATGAGGAGCTCACCACATGCAAGGCCACCAAAGCAGGGGGGGCTGTGCTCGATTGTGGCCCCATCTGCGCTGAGCGTGTGAGAGATGCATTAAAAAATCACACTGATATAGTCTGTGAGGATTAACATGATTCAGATTGTATCTGTGCTCATGTTGTTTCTAGTGCCCCTTAGGCCTGTTGATATCCCTGCCAATCAGATTTATTTAGGTGAGTACATTGAGCCCATCACAGCAATCAAAGTGCAAAAGGGATGGGTGGCCCCTACGCTCAGCATGGTGCTCACACCCTATGAGTTTATAGAGCTCAAAAGTGCCATCGAACATTCACCTGATCTCTGCACACATGCCATTGATCTGGCAGTCAAGCAGTGCTCTGCAGGGCTACAGCGTGAAAAAGAGATTATGCTAGGGCGTGAAACATCAGACCAACAGCTCATCACAGCTTATGAGCAACGGTTAAAAATCATTGAGGGTGAATTGCAGGTTAGTTACAAACAGAATAAAATATTGATGTACCTAGCCACAGGTCTTTCTGCTATCGCAGGAAGTGCCACCATCTATGCAATACTGAAATGAGGGCCCCCAATGGATATGAGCGCACTTGATATCGGCACAGTGTTGGCTGTGTTTGGTCTATTCTATAAACTCAGCGAAACACGCGCCATACATGCTGAGGAGATGGGCAAAATCAAACAGCAGGTGAGATCTCTAGAGAGCAGAGCTGCGCTCATCGATACTAAATTAGGTGATGTAGATCAAAAGCTCAGCCAGCTGATGGAGTCAAACGCTAGATTAGAGGCGCACCTAAACCTGTTATTAGGGCGTAGGGGGCATAAATTAATCGATACCCCTGCGCCTTTTAAAACAATGATCTCATCATCATTGGAGGGGCGAGACTAGCCCCACGCCTTCACAGGCTCATAATATAATCGTAGGCGCTCCAATCATTAGGCTGCATTTGTCTCAATACGCCTAGGCCCTCTGAGCGCTTCTCATCATCAGTAATATGATTAAGATAGCGCATCACCTCGACCCATGCAGGATGAGACAACCGAGGGCCATAAAACTCAGGCTCAAACAGTGTGAGGCATGGGCTTTGAGCAACATAGCCATCATGCACTACCTGGCGCTTAGTCTGTGGCAGCTGCCACCATTCTGCTGGCACATTTGCAGTGAGGCGAGTAACAGCAAATAGGCAATGCTCATAGAAGAAAGCCTCAAGCTCAGTTGTACTCATCACGCTCACATCCTCACTGAGTCGATGCAATAGGCCTCTCACCTCATCTGCATTAATATCATGCTCAGCAATCACAGCCCAAAATGATGCCTCACTACTGAAATCATAGAGTGAGCGCTGAGGGGCACGCTGTGGTTGTGGTGGGCGTGATGGCTGAGGGGCTCTCTGAGCTTGAGGTTTGCGTGATGGCTGAGGGGCAGGCTGTGAGCGTGGTGGCTGTGATGGCTCATACTTCACATCATCCTCACCTAATGATTGTGTAGTAATCTCAAATCGCTCACGATCACTGAGGTCTAGACTATCAGCCATCTCATCAGCAGTATAAATGCCAGAGACAGCATCAGGCCATACTGCTCTGCATGCCATGGCCACACATCGAGCGCGTAACATCTGCATAGGCATGCGTGACCAATTACTGTTACGAGTGAGGCCCATCTGCTCAGCCATCTGCCATGTAAACTCAAACGTGTGCACCACGCCTGCAGGCTCATCACTGCGCTCACACTCGATCACGCACAGTGTGTCAGTATGGCGCACCACCTGCAAACGCCTCACCAGGCCACTGTTTCTACAGATGCCTGCAAGGGCATCAGCTCTCATGGTGGGCTTGCCTTTGATGGTTACACAGTTCACAAGCACAAGCCCCATATGCCCACCAAAGTGATGGCCAAATGATGCATGATTGAGAATCAGCTCATATGCCTGCTGTGCATGATTGTTTGTGAGTAGGTTGGCAGTCTCGATCAGTTCTTGATTAGTTTGTGGGATGTATAATTGCATGTTCATTGCTCCTGTGGTGTGTGTGATTAATATTCGCTGTACATATCGACAGCAGGATACATGGGCCAAGATGTGGCGCGTGTGATCTCAGTGGCGTAGCTGTTAATGTGAGCCTCACACCATGAGTGTGCAGTCTCATATGAGATGGGCATCTCATCAGATTCTGTGAGCGCTTGTGCCTGATAGGGGCTGAGAGTAGTGCGCAATGTTTGTGCACATTGATCTGCAGGTGGGTAGCCTGTTGATGATGAGCTCATGATGTAGATGAGTAGTAAAACCATAGATGAGCCAAGGATGAAAATAGAGAGGTCATTTACCAAAGTTTTATCAGGGTGCATGTTCATTACTCCTGTGTGAAATCTGAGGGGGTGAAATAGTTAGTCTGTAGGGTGAGTGCATTGGCAGCTGCTGCGAGTCGCTCAGCAAGCTGAGGCGCTGCAGATCTATGGCCATTGATGATAAGGCTGAGATAGTTAGTTGAGATCTCAACAGCCTGTGCCAGCGTGCTGAGTTTGGTAAAGCGTTTTAGAGCCTCACGTTTATCAGGGCTCATGTTCATTACTCCTGTGTGATGGGTTAGTGATGAGATGAGGATTAACAGCACATGAAGCGCTTGTCAAAGAAAACTTTGACTGAATCAAAAAAAACTTTGACTATCTATATTAGGCCTCATATATATGGGGGCAGGAGGTAATGAACACATGACAACAGAAAACGATTTAAGGCGCGCTCTGATGAGGCGCACAGATATAAACGCAGGCACAAAGCTCACACTGATGGCTGTGCTATTGCGTGTTGATTGGCAAACGTGGGCAGGCCCCTGCACAGTCGCAGACCTTGCACAGCTGGCAGGCATCAGTGCTCGTACTGTGCGCTATGGTTTACAGGCAGCAGAGGAGCTCAACATGCTCAGCAGAGGATGGGGCAGCGCTGCAGGTAAGGCCATGCCCATCATCACATTAAACACTGCAAATATTGCCACTGTGGCAAATACTGCACCCCCTGCAAATATTGCCACTGTGGCAAATACTGCCCATGTAGATAGGCAAAATCTGCAGCCCTTGGGTGGCAAGATTTGCACCCCTACCCCTGCAAAATTTGCACCCTTACAATTAACAACCTTTAATCAACCTAATTTTCAACATGATCAACCTGAGCCAATGGCTGAGGAGGAAGAGAGAGATTTTAGTTTTGATGAGGTCACTGATGAGCGCCCTACAAAGCTCAACAGCTGGCACAAACTCACTGATGAGCAGATTGCAATCATCGAGCAACACTGCTCTTTTAAAACAGGTTTTTATGAGCGCTGCAGAGTGGCGCGTAAACATTTAAACATCAGACTCCACAGAGGGGGGTATTATGAACAGCTCTAAATCAGACAATATGCAGAGGCTAGGTGATAGTCCTGCAATCAATCAAATGCTCAACAGCCTTAAACGCTCGATAGCAGATAGACCTCAAAACATTAAAGCGCCAGCGCAGCTGCTAGATTTCAGACATTTAAACCCAACAAATCTAGAGGCTGAGGGCATCATCTATGAGAGGGCTGCCCATTATCGAGCAAAAGATCTACCCCACTGTGGCAGGTGCATGGATGGATGGGTGCGGATCACTAAAACAGATGGCTCATCTGCAGTCCATCTCTGTGATCATTGTGAGCGCCCACGCAGAAGACTCAAGCGACTCAATGATTTGCATCTGCCCTCTGATGCACAAGGGGCACATCTTGAGATGTATGAGTGGGATAGCTCAGAGCAGAGACACAGAGTAAACCAGCTCATGCATTGGCTCACCTATGGTGGCACTGATGATCATGATCAGCACTCACCATCACTGCTAATGTGGGGGCCACCTGGTAATGGCAAAACCACATTGAGCTATGCACTTGCCAAATGGTGCGTGTTTAATGATTTCTCTGTGAGATGGGTTACACACACACAGCTATTTGATCAGCTTAAACGGTCATTCTCAGGTAAAGCAGATGATCCATTTGAGGGATGGCTGACCGGAGTTAATGTACTTTTACTCGATGAGTTTGGTGGCGTAGGTGGTGGGCGCGCTCACACTGATTGGTTTAGAGCTCAAAGCGTGGCCATGATTCAAGCAATCTATGAAAAATGGGCAGCAGGTGAGCTGGCAGTAATCATGGGCACAAATCTGAGGCCATCACTGATTCATGAGCTTTTAGATAATCCTGCTGCATGGTCAAGATTAGTGCAGATGTTTGATGAGCCTGTGCAGATGATGGGCACAGATCGCAGGCAGGCAAAACCTCTCAGTAAGGCATGGCTCATATGAAACAATATTTACAACCTCGATCATTTTATGATGCTGCTATGATCACAGATACAGGTGATCGAGTGATATACTGTGAGAGCACCCTGCTGCAAATACTCACTGATGACTATGCACACACAGTGCGTGGTGATTATCGGTTCACATCAGAGGTGAGAATAAACCATGAGGCACGCAAACAGGCAATGAGGTGGCTGAGATATGTACGCGGTTCAATGGTTTATGCTGATAGCCCATTTATAGCTGCCAGGTGCGCCACATGCCTAGGGCCTATCATTCAAACATTACAGCAGTGTCCTGCGTTAGATTACTTGCAACCTTGTGCGCCATCTGTATAGAATCATAATGTCAGCTTCGCCATCATGGGGGCAGGCCCATCATACAACACAGGCCCCCATGATGGATTTTATGCTTGCATGATCTGATAAATGATATTAGTTAGTACTCATAGATCAATCTTTCTTGATGTTGATTTCTGCCGTGTCGCCAAAAACTCTTTGGAATCAATATCGATCAGGGGCCTCTGATGGTTATGCTGTCAGGGGCCTTTGTTTTTAAAATTTCCTATTGTATACATTGTATACATAGGCTATAGTGTTTCTGAGGTTGTATTTAGCACAGCCCCTCTCTGCTAACCGTTCAAAGGTTATGTGGTGGGGGGCTGTCATTTAATCCGAGGTGATTTTATGAAAACAATATTAACGCTGAGGATTGATGAATCACATAAACAGAGGCTCAATGAGCTAGCACATTTGCACAGGCGCACTGTATCATTCATAGCAAACGAAATGATCACACAGGGGCTTGAGCAATATGAGCAAAGCACAAATAGAGAACGCACTGAGAGAGGCCAAAACATACTATGCGTTTTGGAATCAAAACAGACACCTACCCACCGCAGCAGTAACAGCTGATTATTTTGCACAGCGCATCTATGATCTAGAGAGGCAGTTAAATGACTTCAATAAACAGAGTAACACTGATAGGCAACATAGGGCAGCCACCAGAACTAAAAGCAGCAGGTAATCAGCAGTATGCCAGATTTACCATGGCCACAAATGAAAACTATCAGGACAGGCAGGGAGTCTGGCAGACTGATACAGAGTGGCACACTGTAAAGGTTTGGGGGCCCTCTGCAGATCGATGTGTACAGCAGCTGCGCAAGGGCAATCTAGTGTATATTGAGGGCTCACTGCGCTCATATGAATATGAGAGTAAACGCATGTTTGAGATTAAAGCTCTCACATGGCGCAACCTCTCACAGCGTGATGAGGAGGTCAAAACCTCAGACCAATTTTTACCACCTGAGCCACCGCGCTCACAACCTCAGCCTCAGCCTTGGCATGTTGCGCCTGCTGAGCCACAAACTAAATGGGGTGAGCCTCACCCATCAAACACAGGCTGGCAACGCTAACCTTTAACCACAGGCCTCTATGCTGAGCTGACACCAAGCATAGAGGCCATAGGAGTAATGAACAGATGAATAGTAAACTAATAAACGTAAATTCTCAATTAAAATGGTTTGCTCGATTTGAGCGCCATGTGATCGAGCAATTAAGCTCACTTAAATCACCTCTCACCCCTCAGCGAGATATCAGCCAAAAGGTGCACATGACTCTGGCAGATGCAGCTGAGCTTGATGCCACAGGACAAGTGGCATGCCTCATTGAGATCAAGGGGCGCAGGCTCTATGGTGGTGATTCTGTGGCAGGCAATATGCTCAGAATGTTTTTTGAGGATAACCAAACATTCAGGCGCCAATTTGATCAGCTCATTAAAACAGGCCTGCCCTATATTTTTATTATAGGGTTTCATCGTGCCAATTTTGGTGAGAACATTGAGCAGTTATATATTGATCTCGATAACTGCCCCATTCATGACTACATGGTGATTATTGGGCGTGATGATGTATGCGCATGTAATCACATCAATCATCTCAGAGATATTGACCTGCCAGGCACATCATATGCAGAGGCTGTGAGCAATCTGCTCAATGCATGCCCACGCTTTACATATGATCAGCTATTACAGGTGGCTCATCTGCCATCTGATGAGCTACATGGCAATCAAGCTGATGAGCGCATCAATGCACTCAAGCAAATACCTGTTGAGCCTGTGAGATCTCGCAGCATTAATGAGATACAGGGCATACATGATCTCATTGCACAGCTCTCTAAATCAGGCATGAGTCATCAGCAGATTTTAGATGATCTTATCTCTAAAAATATCACTCATGATGAGCGCCCATTGATGCTGCAGGACATAAACAATAGGCTAGCCCCACAGGCCATGAGAGAGATGAGCTTTGAGGACTTTGAGCAGGAGCTCATCAAATCCTTTAAGTCTGCCTATGGGCAGGTCAATGGAAACAAACGAGCACTCAGCCCTAACTCTGTGAGGCGCTTCTCGCCTGCTGATGGGGATTGTATCAGAGCATCTGCTAAAGCTGGCAAATTGCCTGCTGTTCTCAATGTGGCAAACACTACGCTGAGCAGATGGTTTAGGTACCACACTCAATCAGCCTTTTTTGTGGCCTGTAAATCTCAGGCTAGATATCAGTTTAATCACAAACTCGACTCAAAACCTGTGAGGCGTGAGGATATTAGAGATGCTGTGCAGGGTGAGCTGTGGGCATATGGTGACTCTAGATTATGTCAGGAAAATAGAGAGATCATTGATATTCTACTAGATACCGTCAAGGCGCAGATACTACGCATTGAAAGCCTAGAGAGGAGGCTAGACAATGAATCTAAATGAGGCGCAGATTAAGCAACGCAGAAAAGCAGAGCATCGAGTGAGAGAGCTGAGAGCTATGCAAAAAAACATCACATGTGCAGAGGCTGCCATGCATTTACAATTTGAGGGATATATTAACCCTGCAACATTAGCCCCTTATACATCAAAGGCTATTAAAAACCTATGGATGTGTGAGGGTGCACTTGAGACATATGAGAGAGCAGAGCAACGCGCAATTGAGATCAAAAAGGCAGGCGCTACCTATGATGAGGTGCTTGATATTATGCAGGCTGAGGGGTGGATCAACCCACGCACTAAAAGACCATTTGGCCTCACCACGCTAAGACAGTTTTGTTTAGGCATTGCTGATCAGAGAGGACTACGCAACGCCAAACACGGTGATACTCCTGAGGAGAGGGCTGAGTATTGGCAGCAATATAGGCGTGAGTATGGAAAAAAATACAGGGCTGAGAATAGGCAACATATCAGAGAGCTAAATGCCAGTTATTATAGGTGATGCTGATGAGTAATATATTACAAACAGAGACAGCCCACGCGCACGCGCACGCGCACGCACATGCCCACGCTCACGCGCAAGCGCGCATGAGTCAATCAGCCTCTCTGCAGATCTTGGCTGAGTTACGCAGGCGCTTATGGTTAGCTGATGAGGCTGAGCTGAGCGCTGAGAGCAGAGAACTCTATACCCACATTGAAAAAACACTAATAGCAGCATTGAGTGAACATTATGAGCAGGAACAAAAAAACATCAGAGGTGATAGAGATAATATTAATGAACCTCAGGCAGGGCATGACTAGAGATATTGCATGCACTCAGGCAGGCATAGCGCGCCAAACTCTGCACAGATGGTGTGATGAGGATGCTGAGCTATCTGCTGATGTTGAGGCTGCTATTGATGTGAGTAAGGCTGTGCTGCTCAATGAAATAAAAACACTAGGTGAGGCTAGGCAGGACTGGCGCGCAGCTGCGTGGCTGCTTGAGCGCAGATGGCCTCATGAGTTTGGGGCTAAGCGAGATCTAGACGTAACGATAAACAAGAGTGATGGCTCTGATGTGGTGGTGAGTATGGTGGCACAGGCTCAACAGCTCATTGCTGAGCAGAATGCCATTGATGAGGAGTCTGATGAGTGAGATTAATCTCAATGAGCTGCAGCGCTCGATTATTGCACGCATCATCAGACAGGATGAGGTAATATCAGCGCGCTGTGGATGGGGTAGCGGTAAAACATCAGCGCTAGTGTTTGCCCTATTGATGGTGAGCAAATGGCGCAGGGGGTGCTCAAGCCTGCTCATCACAGACACCACGCCACGCTACTCATCAGTGTTGATGCCTGAAATTAGTAAATGGCTTGAACCATTGGGATGGGAATATAACCACACGCTGAGACTATGGACAGATACATACACAGGCTCATCAGTGTGGTGTCGCTCATATTATCGACCTGGCACTAGAGAGGCCACGCATAACCCATTGGAGGGCCTCAACATTACAAGCGGTGTGTGCCTCATCGATGAGTGCCAAACCCTCACAGCAGAGGTGGCACACAAAGCACTAGGACGCTTGAGGGCAGGCCCC